TCCTCATAAGCAAAAGTGGTTATACTACCATTTGTTTCATTGTAATTCATTCTATGAAACGGTAGGGAATACTCGTACACCACCAACCTGTACTCTTTCTTATTTATCCTGTTGTCTTTAAGTTGTTTTTACAACACATCTAAAAATGGGCGTTTTAAATCGTCAAAGGTGTAACATTTCCGAGCCGTTCCAGCCTTTCTACGCGTTGTTCTCCGTCTTCTCAGCTGGCCCTGCATCGGCGTCCACATCCGCCCCAGAGGAGGTCGCCGCCGCGTTGTTGGCCCGGGCCAACACCTCTTTCATGTGCGCCTCTTGTTCCTTCGGGTCGGCCACCTCGCGGTCGTCGAAATTCATCGTATTGACCCCCACCAGGTTGCCCTGATCGTCAATCGTCTGCGTCAGCTTGTTGCCGCTCTTGCGCGCCTTCTCGATGTTGTCCTCGATAGCCTTGCGCTTGGCCGCCTTGATCCGCTCGTCAAACTCTTGCTTGGCCTTGGCCTCGTTCTTGATCTTCTCCTCGTGCAAACGGTTGAGCTCCGGCTCGAGGAATTCGACCTTGCCCGTCTTGTAAGCATTGGGTTCAAACGGCATCCAGATACCGACCTGGCCGAGGTAAATGTCGTGCGACGGGTCGCGCTCGCGCAGCTTCTTGCAGTTGCGCTCGGCCTCCTCTTGCGTGGAAAACGACCCGCGCACCTTGATGCCGCGCACGCTGGTCTGGAAGTCGTTCTCGCGGTTGAACTGCAGGTTCAGCCGGTCCTCGTTCTTGTCCAAAAAGTTCTTGTAATCGTCCTCGACCGGCGCGGCGGCCTCCTTTAGGCGCGCCTCCTCCTCCTGAACGAAATCCTTGAAATCGGCGAGGACGTTTTCGGCATTCAAACTGTACTTGAACGCCACGAAATTCAGAAACTCGCTAAATTTTTCCATCGACTTATTCATGTCCCACTGACGCACAAACTGGTGGAACAGAAACGTTTCCCGCTTCTTCAACACGGTTTCCGGCGAAATGAACGACAAACACACAAACTTCTGGCCGGCGATCGGGGGATCCTCGTCGCACAGGTCGACATAGTTGGGGTTGGGACGGCCGTCTGGCAAGGTCCGGCGTTGCACCGTACTGTTGGTGGCCGAAGCCGAAGTCGAAGTCTGGGTGGACATATTTAGGCGATGCGATACGATGCGATGCAAGCGGCGGGGGGGGGAGGGTACTATTCAGAGGAACCTGTATGTGAATCCATCGTTCGATCTTTTTATGTGGGTATGGTATACCTTTTTTCTACCTACCATGTACGGTTTTGACCTCCAAGAATTCATTAAGCGCATCCTGAAGTACCTGGTGATGGGTATTGCCATCGCTTTCGTGGCCTACGTGATCCCCAAGAAGTCGTTGGACTTGGAGGAGATCATGGTCGTCTCGATCAGCGCGGCGGCCATCTTCGCCATCTGCGACGTCTTCCTGCCGTCGATTGCCAGCAGCGTGCGCCAGGGCGCCGGTCTGGGCATCGGTGCCGGCCTGGTGGGCGGCATCCCCTTCCGCCCCATGTAATCACCCACTACCCACGGTTTGTATATGAAACTGAAACTGTAAAAAGTACAAATCAAACGACGGTCTAAACCGGTCGTCGTTTGATTCTCATGGATTTAGATGTCCAAGGAAATCGTGTTGCGCTCCGAAGTCTTCTTGCGGCGCGTGCGCTTCGGCAGTGTCGCATTTTGCAGGTCTTGCAACGACGTGGCACTGATCATCGACTCGTTTTCGTCGTACGCCATCGAGGGCGGCATCGACATTTCCATCTGCACCTGTTGCTGCACGGCCGCGGGCATCGGCGGCAACATGTCTGACCCCATGTTCAGGTTGATGTTTTGGGATTGCATTTGCGGCTGCGCCTGCGTCGGCATCGACACTTCGCGCGTCTTCAGGCCGGCCAACAGGTTCTGAATGTCCGGATTCTGCGGTCCCCGCATTTCCGGACGCGCCGAACGTTCTTGTGCCGGCGTCTGCAAGTCCACCCCTTGTTCACGGAACATCGGCCGGCTCTGCGCCTGCGCTAAATCGGGGCGCGTAAACTGCATCGACGGACGGCTTCCGCCAGGCGTCGAACCGGCCATCGGTTTGGTCTGTACCGGCGCTGGCGGCGGCCCGAAGGACGTGTTGGGCTTCGGGTCTCCGCCGCCTCCGCCTCCGCCCCCGTTGACAATGTTGTTGGCAAAGGCAAACCCGGGGCTGCTCTGACTCATCGACTGCACCGTCGCATTGGTAAACATCTTCATCAGCTCCGGGCTCTGCTTGATGACGTCTTGGAACCCGGGCGTCGACGTGGACAGCGCCTTGTTGGTGAAATTCACCATCGTCGCCGAAAACCCGATGCGCAGGAGAAGCGACAGTTCCGGCGACATTTTGCCGCCCTTGTACTTTTGGTACAGTTCCCCAAAGATTTCGTCGTAAGACTCCAAGTCTTCGCTCACCTGCTCGCCCCACCCGTCCAAGTTGAGGTCAAACGGGTTGAACACGGCGTTGGCGTACTCGACGGAATTGACAAAGGTCATGAACCACCAGCCTTGCAACTTGATGCTGTCCTTCTTGCGCTTGTCCTCCAACGCCGTCTCGTACTCGTCCTCGATCTCCTCAAACGACGAATCCAAGGTGAAATGGTGCATGTCCTTGATCACCCCCTTTTCGTACCAGTCTTCGAGTTTCTTCAGCATCATGCGCTTGTACCGCCGGCGTTCGCGGTCGTTCATGCGTGCCCCGGCGCTGACACTGCCCGAGCCCGAGCCTGAGCCCAACCCGGAGCCGACGGCGGACGACGAAGATTCCGGCGGAACCTCGTTGATTTTCGTAAACCCGTCGTAGGTGCGTGCGTGCCCCCCGCCCCCCCCGCCAGACACATGGGCGGTCGCTTCGCCTAAATACGAATCCGTCTCAAATTGCACCGTATTCGCGGCGCCATGAGTATTACCAATTCCGCTGCCCGTCTTGTCTGTCCCGCTTCCTCCCCAGTTGAACATACTCGATGCAAACCCGGACAGTGAGCTGGATTTCCCGTCACTACCACTACCCCCACCCCCACCTGCCTCGGCCGCTGCACTTTGACTAAACTCCTCCTCCATGCGGTCCAAATCGTCCATGTCCATCGATGTGCCGTATTTGGATGCGGATTTGACCTTGTCATTCATCAATAGCTCAATGCCCGGCCCGAACGAGGATGACCCTCCACCTCCACCGCCGATGTTGATGGAAATCGGCTCGAGATCGTTCAAACTCATAGATTCCATGCCGCTGAAATCGTTATATCTGTATAGCTGGGCACTTTTTATATGTGTACAACGCACATACCTACAAAAATTGAACAAACCACCTACCCCTGTCTCAATTGTAAAAGTAAAACGGTATAAAGAATTGTCGACGGTCTACATAGAAGTTAATCGTACAAAAAGCCAATGGAACACGTCATCCAGGTTCGTGTGCGACGACGCCGTACGGCCGTTCCGTTGCCAAGTCCCGATGTCGAACCCGACCCTGTTCCTGATCCTGTTCCGGTCACATTGGACAACACGGTCCCTGTCAAGTCGTGGAAGAAAACGTACGAGAGCACGTGTTTGTCCTCCAACGGACGTGCGACGGAAGACCATCCCCCTCGCAAGATGACCAAAAAGAATAAGCGTGTGATGAGTTTGGCCGAAAAACAGCGATTGTGGGACATTTTCAACACCGACACGAGCGGTGACGTACTCAGCAGTCCGTTGGAAGAATCCGGTAGCCCCCAATTGCTGCGCTGTGCCGACGTCCCTTCTTCGCCGACTTCCGCCCCTTCCGCCCCCCCCGCACTTCACGTATGTGAACAATGCCAGTCGGTCCTCGTGATCATGGATGACGGGTTCCCCACGTGCCCGAGCCCCCACTGCGGGATCATGTATAAGAATGTCCTGGATCACTCCCCCGAATGGCGGTTCTTTGCGGGCGGCGACAAACATGCGATTGATCCTACCCGCTGCGGGGGGCCGATCAACCCTTTGTTGGTCGAATCGTCGTTTGGGTGCAAGATACTGTGTGACAGCCGGTCTTCCTATGAAATGAAGAAACTGAAAAAATGGACCGAGTGGCAATCGTGCCCCCATCGCGAGAAATCGCTGTACGAGGAATTCCAGTTTATCACCACGATGGCTCAGAACGCCGGCATCCCGCGTATCTTCATCGACAGCGCCATGACCATCCACAAAGACATTTCGGAACAGAAGATGTTTCGCGGTATGAACCGCGACGGCATCAAAGCCGCGTCGATCTACTTATCGTGCCGCTTGAACGGCTGCCCGCGCACCGCCCACGAGATCGCCGCCATTTTCCATCTCGACCGCCAAAGCGCCACTTACGGGTGTTCGACGGCCGTCAAGCTCCTCAACAACATTGAACGCAACATGGACCCGGAGAACAAAATGGCGCTGGTCATGACCCGACCGAGTGCGTTCATCGAACGTTTCTGCAGCCATCTACACGTGTCTTCGGAACTGGCCATGCTCTCCAAGTTCATTGCCAACAAGCTGGAACAAAACGTCATGGTGTGCGACGACAACACCCCCCAGTCGTCGGCGGCGGGCATCATCTATTTCGTGTCCCATACGTTTGGTTTAGGGATCACCAAAATGCGCATCAAAGACGTGTGCGGAGTGAGCGAAGTGACCATCAACAAATGCTACCGCAAGTTGTCGGCGATGAAGACTGACCTCATTCCCAAGTGCCTCGTGGAAAAATACCGGTTGTCAACGTTCTAACCAACCCCAAAATCAGGCCGTTCCGTTCCAGCCTCCAAACCAAAATGCATGGTATATGACTATGGACTATGCATTTTTTTCGCGCGAACAACCACTTAGAAAATTGATCCCAGTGGACATTTAGTAGTAGTGGTGTCGTCATCATCAACCTCAACCTCAATCGTTCGCTTCAGATATGAACGCAATGGCAATGACCGAGGAAGTCAAGAGCAAGCCTGCATCTACTACCGCGGTCAAAGTTCGCAAGTCGCGCGCGAAACCGACCGCAGGGGCAATCTCGACCCAGCCGGAGTCGGATTTAGTGAAAGAGCACGCGGCGAAGGAGGCGGACAAAGAGGTGGCTAAAGAAGTAGTCAAAGAACTTGCTAAAGAGGTGGCGAAAGAAGTGGCCAACGCGGACGAGTCGCGCGGGGTTCTGTCCCATTTAGGCGACTACATTGACGAGCCCTATACCGTCATCGAATCCTATTTCCGCGGTCAGCACTTGGAACGGCTCGTGCGGCACCAAATCGAGTCTTACAACCATTTCATTCAGTACCAGGCGCAGCGTACCATCCAAATGTTCAACCCTGTCCTCATTCACTCCGAAAATGACTATGTGTCTCAATACGACAAATATTTGCTGGAAATCTCCGTGTCTTTCCATAATTTCAAGCTCCACCCCCCCCAGATTCACGAGAACAACGGTGCAACCAAAACCATGTTTCCGCAGGAGGCCAAGTTGCGCAACTTTACTTACGCGTCGGCCATGACCATTGACATTCACATCGACTACATCATTCGCAACACGGAAAACATGGATTCCCCGCGCATCATCTCGAAAATCTTGCCGAAGATCAACATTGGCAAGATGCCGATCATGCTCAAGTCGGCCATTTGCGTCCTCACCCAGAATCAGGCGGTCGACGCGCCTGTGCTGGGCGAGTGTGCGATGGACTGCGGCGGCTATTTCATCATCAAAGGGTCGGAGAAGACGGTGCTGGGCCAAGAACGGGCGGCCGAGAACCGTGTGTATTGCTACTACGGCAAGAACACGACCAAGTGGAGCTGGTACGCAGAAATCAAGTCCATCCCCGATTTCAAGTGTATTTCGCCTAAACAGATTGAGATGATGATTTCCAGCCGCAACAACGGCGTCGGCCACCCCATCTATGTCCAGATACCGCGTATTCGCCAGCCGATTGAGCTGTTTGCAGTGTTCCGGGCACTGGGCATCCTCACCGACCGGGCCATTTGCGAGTATATTTTGCAAGACGTCGACGACCCCGCCAACCGCGAACTCTTGGAGGCCCTGCAGGCCTCGGTCATTGATGCCAACAAATACGCCACCCAGGAAACGGCGCTCCGGCATATTACCACCTACGCGGCCTACACCCCGGCCATCCACGTCGACAAGGAGCGCGGCGGCAAGCGCAAACAGGAATTCACGATGGAGGTGCTGACCAACGACCTCTTTCCTCACTGCCGCACGCCGACACAGCGGCTCTACATGCTCGGTCACATGTGCCGCAAACTTCTCCAGACGTCCTTGGGGTGGCTGCCCCCCAACGATCGCGATTCGTATTTGAATAAACGCATCGAACTGACGGGCACGCTCCTCAACAATCTCTTTCGCAACTATTTCAACAAGATGGTCAAAGAAATGCAAAAACAGGTGGTGCGCGAAATCAACAACGGGTCGTGGCGGTCCACCGACAACTACGACGTCATCCTCAATATGACCAATATTTACAAAATCATCAAATCGACCACGATCGAAAACGGCATCAACCGCGCCCTCTCCACCGGCGACTTTAGCATCAAAGAATCCAGCAGCAGCAAGGTCGGCGTGGCCCAGGTCCTGAGCCGTCTGACCTACTTGTCGAGCCTGAGCCATCTGCGGCGCATCAATACGCCGCTCGAGAAAAGCGGCGAGCTGATCGCGCCCCGTAAATTGCACAACACGACGTTTGGGTATTTGTGCTGCTTGACCGGTGACGCGGAAATCTTGTTGGGAAACCGCACGGATCTGAAGCAGATTCAGGACATTCGGGACGGCGACCTGGTCAATACCGTCCATCGGAAAACGTTGCAAGATCAGTCTTCCACCATGCACAACTATTTTAGCAAAATGCCCGACCGGCTCTTTGAAATCACCACCGTCAGCGGACGTACCCTCAAGGCCACCGACGACCACCCGTTTCTCGTCAACGTCGGTGACGACCGCCGCGGTCGCTACGAAATGATGAAGCTCTGCGATTTGCGCGAGGGTGACCGGGTCGTCGTTCGTCATACGGTGAAAATGATTCCCGACCAACATACCACCGTCTTGATCGTCCCTGAACAGATCGTATTGGAATGTTACCGTGAAGAATTGCGCGAATTGGACTTGTTGAATCGACCCCTACCTCTAAACCAGGTGAAAGCGGTGGCCCGACTCTTGGGGGCGAACGTGGATACTTCCGTCGTGGACCACTTGTACAACTATGACGACGTGCATCAAATGGCACAAGACATTGGCAAGTTGAACTTTAGAACGCGTGTTCATGCGTTGGAGTCGACGTCGACGTGGTGTATCACCATCCGGGCCACCCAAGCGACAATCGATTTCGACCTTGACATTGCACGGGACGAAGGCGCGTTCGCACACTTTATGCAACTCGTGGGCATGAAAGACATTAAGGAGAACCGGTCATTGCCGGAATGGCTTCTTCGGGCCGAACCGTCGGTGAAACGCGAGTTCCTCTCGGCATGCCCGCGGGTACACTGTGTCAGCATGGTGAAAGTGGCGGGCGTACCGGATCTGATGAAGTATATGAATCAGATTGCGGACATGTTGAATGAACTCGGTATCGAGTGTGACGGTGAGGTGTCTCAGGATACGGCCGGCCGTGACGAATGGCGGGCGGTCGCCATATACCTGAAGGACGAACCGGCCAACTGGATAAGGTTTTACGATACAGTTGGTCATACCTATTGTGAAGAAAGGCGATGTAGCGTCGCCCAGTACATTGAAGCCGCCAAGATTCGTGACTTTAGTGGTTCAACGTACGACGACGACCACGCCGACCACGCCGACCTCACATTGAGAGTGGATAACGGGTGTGTCGCCGTGCCCATCGCGTCCATCCGCGAGATCGCCCCCGAACCCGTGTACGACTTCACCACCGACAGCGACAATCACTCGTTCGTGGCGTCGTCCTTCGTGGTCAGCAATTGCGCCGAGTCCCCCGAGGGGCAGTCGATTGGCGTGGTCAAGAACATTAGCTATTTGACCCACATCACGGTGCCCACGCACAGCACCTCCCTCTACGAATACGTGACTCCGCACATCCTGACGGTCGAGGCGTGCCACGATTGCCCGTCGCGGCTGCACGGCAAGGTGCGCGTGTTCATCAACGGCGCCTGGGTAGGCGTGACCGACACGCCCCAAGAACTATACCACGATCTCAAAGACAAAAAGTACCAAGGCATCATTCAAATCTACACGTCGATCGTGTTTGATTACCGCAACATGGAGATTCGTATTTGCAACGACGGCGGACGCATGACCCGCCCCGTCCTCAAGGTCCGCGACAACCGGGTTCTCCTCACTCGCGACGTACTCGACCGTCTCGAACGCCATGAACTCGGCTGGAACGATCTCCTGGTCTCCACTGTGCTTCCCGATAGCGTGCTGGAATACATCGATCCGGAGGAACAGAATTACGCGATGATTGCGATGAAATCCAAGCAGGGCTACCTGCACCCGGCCGGCGCGTCGGTCCAATACACGCATTGCGAGATTCACCCCAGCACCATCTTCGGGGTCCTGGCGTCGTGCATCCCGTTTCCGGAACACAACCAGTCGCCGCGCAACACGTACCAATCGTGCATGGGCAAGCAGGCCATCGGCATCTACGCCCTCAATTTCGACCAGCGCATGGATAAGACCGCCTACGTCCTCAACTACCCGTCGCGTCCCCTGGTCGATACGCGGCTCATGAACTACCTGGAACTCAACCGCATCCCGTCGGGGCATCAGGTCATCGTCGCCATTGCCAGCATCACCAGTTACAATCAGGAAGACAGTATCTTGATGAACCAGGGATCCGTCGACCGCGGCCTCTTCGCCACCACGATTTATCATACCGAAAAAGACGAGGACAAGAACATTATTCGCGACGAGATTATCCGGTGCCGCCCGGACCCGCAAAAGACCCGGGGCATCAAGTACGGCAACTACAGCAAGCTCAATGCTCAGGGGTTCATGCCCGAGAATACGTATGTGGAAAACCGCGACGTCATCGTCGCCAAGATTGTCCCCATCAAGGAGAATCGCAACGATCCGACCAAGACGATTAAATACGAGGACCAGAGCAAGACGTACCGTACCACCGAGGAATCCTATATTGATCAGAACTACACGGGGCGCAACGGGGACGGCTACAATTTCGCTAAAGTCCGGGTACGCACGTTCCGCAAACCGGTCATCGGCGACAAGTTTGCCAGTCGCAGTGCCCAAAAGGGGACGTGCGGCCTCATCATCCCCGAAGCCGATATGCCGTTTACCAAAGACGGGTTGCGGCCAGACATCATTCTGAATCCACACGCCATTCCGTCGCGCATGACGATTGCGCAACTCAAAGAAACGTTGCTCGGCAAGGTCTTGATCCAACTCGGCATGTTTGGTGACGCCACCAGTTTCGGAAACAATCTTTCCGTCGACGCCATCATCCGCGAACTGCAGCGGGTGGGCTACGAGAGTTACGGCAACGAGGTCATGTACGACGGCATGTCCGGCAAACAGCTGGAGACCAGCATCTTCATTGGACCGGTGTTTTACCAACGGCTCAAACACATGGTCAACGACAAGCAACACAGCCGCGCCATCGGACCGATGGTGAACCTGACCCGGCAGCCGGCCGAGGGACGGTCCCGCGACGGCGGCTTCCGCATCGGCGAAATGGAACGCGACGTCATGATTGCGCACGGCATGTCGCGGTTCTGCCGTGAACGTTTGTACGACGTTTCTGACAAGTACACGACGCACGTGTGCAACCGGTGTGGACTGATGGCCGCTTACAACGACCCGAGCATGCGGCGCGTTCATCCTACCCACGCCGGTTCCCGGTCCAAGAACGACATGAGCGTGCATCTATGCCGGACGTGCGGCAACACCACCGACTTTTCCCGCGTCGAAATTCCGTACGCCTACAAGTTGCTTAGCCAAGAGCTCATGACGATGAACATTTGCCCGCGCATCTTGACCGAGTAAAACATCCACATCAACATCAACATCCAACATATAACACATGTATTTGACACGACACGCCATAGAATCTCATCTGATCCGAACCCTTTTTTTGTGAAAATACAGTATACCTATTTCTAATCACAATCACTACTACCAAAATGAGCGCCGACAAAGTGAGCGTGAACATTCCCATCACGAACACGATTACTTACACCGTCACGTCGTACCAGGTGGATAGCTCGATCACCGTGACGCTCAACCAGATGGCCACGGTGCACGTTCTCTTCTACACCGACAGCAACGTCACCTATAGCCGTACGGTGAATTTGACGGGCGCCGATTACGATGCGTGGGGGGTGGACGATACGTACATTTACACGTATGTTGCCAACAATATCATGGCCATTTTCAATAGTGGCAACGATCCCACGGCCCCGACCGCCTAAATGTTTTGGTAATGTGTAATGTGTGATCCATAGAAACCATAGAATGAACCCCACCTATGGTTTCTATCAATGACTATCAATGATACTAAAAAGCCTTAAATTTACAGCTCACGGACAAAGACGTGGTATCCCCGGTCAGTGTATTGTCGGTAGTCGCACGGATGCGCGTCTTCGCCACACAGCAATACCACTTCCGACGGTGCGTACGCTGCGTTGACTTCGTTCCAATACGGCATACCGCGGTGGTAGCTGCCGTAGACGATCAAATCGTAGCGGCGGTGTCGAATGTCGTCCGCCACCGTCGCGTCGTAGGCGTCACGGTGCAACGCCGGGTCCAGGATTCGGGAGTACGACATGCCCTTTCCCCACAATTCGGTCAAGCGTTCTTTAGGAAAATCGGTATACAGATGCGGCACGCGTGGATAGTCGTGACATTCCGACCCCAGGAGCTCTTTCAACCCCGTCAACACCGTGCAGCGCAAATAGTCGGACCAGATGGACCCCGACAGAACCAGGACACGCCGAACGTCCCGACCACCACCCACAGCGCAGCAATTGGGATCACCGGCATCGCCGGTGATCAATGACGGACGAGCTTCGCCAGGGTTCGCTTCGCGAATCCCCGGTTGGTCGGCTTCGCCGACCCGACTCGCCCGTGAATTGCCCCCATCCATCCGGCGGAAAGGAAAGGGAGATACACACGATAACACGTATTTAGACATAGACAGGTTCGTCAAATTGGCGCGTAGACGTTTTAGTAGGGGTCGGACCAACGTATCGCCTAAATTCATCCGGCGTGCGACTTCCAACGGATTGTCGCCTCCCGCGTGCGACGTGATGTAATGGTACACGCGGTTGCATTCTGTCACCAGATCTTTAGGAAAATGGGTCATCGTGTTCGGCGGACATGCGTCTAAATCGGGAAAGACGGGGAGGCAGCCGCACGCCAAGATTTCGTAGTGCCGCATGCAATCCCATCCGGCTTTCTTGCATGTCAATGCAAACCAACTCGTTTTGTACGCCTGGTAGTAGTCGACCTCGTCCGTGTATATGTACGTCTCCGGCCTTCCCGGAATGAGCGGGGCCAGGAACTTGTTCTTCTGGCTAAAGAGTCGGTCGAGGTCGGCGTCGGCCACGATTTTCGATGAATGGATGCTGAAACCGATCGGATATACTGGCATGGTTTAGGAATCCAATATGCGATATTTCTATTTATATTTTCCAAATACGGTCACGACGTATATCAACACGGCGACCAATCCAGTCATAAAAAACGTAATCAATTGACAAGTAATACACATTTTTAGATAGAAACAATGCATTGGGACGGTTTCGATGGGAAGCGACGAAAAACTATCCGCACTTGCAAGCGTGCCCTCCTCCATATCAATGTACGTTTCGTCGCAGTCACGCGGTTGATCATGGTGAACGCGCATTCTCATAAGTTTGCTAAAAACAACTTGATCTCTCAAGTTGTTTTTATGTTTTTATGTCTTTTTACTTGCGACGACGACCAAAATAATGACGGCGGTTACGAGTCTTGCGGCAGTACGCGCGCCGCGTGCCGGATTTGGCCACGACGCGGCACGATTTGCTCGCGGAACGGCAGCGTTTCATGGTACGCCGACGGCATGGGTACTTTAATCTTGAAGTCATGATTGATGATGGTATATACACATATGATAGATTTTTGTGTGGTGGAGATTTTGCCGCGTTCCCGTTAATAGTGATTCGGTTTAACCCGGACAGTTATGTTTCCAACGGGGTCAAATACACATGCTGGAGACACGATGGAAATGGTATCTTGGTCGTCTCTCGTTCCAAAGCGAAGGAATGGCGCGAGAGACTGACCACTCTAAACCATGAGATTCAAAAATGGATGCAAACCAAGAGCGAAAAAACGCTGCAAGTAGTTCATTTGTTTTATGGTGACGGAGTAAAATAAAAAATCTCGACATTTTTTATTTTACATACATCGCAAATGCTGATCGTCTATTTTTGCTTACGCGGTGCAGATTTCTTAGTATTTGAAACCGAAACCGAAACCACATATTCGGCTTGACGCTTTGCAACGTATCCATCATACGCTTGCTCAAATGCCTCCAATTCGCGCAACCACATGCGTTCCAGCGTCGTTGCCTTTAGTGTGGCCAATTCGGCCTCTGTGTGGGAACACTCGGTATTGATTCGGCGAACGTGTTCGTCTGAGACGGAGACCATGGGCATTTTCACGAGGTAATCGAATGAACCCTCGATTGGAACCAATTGATGCTTCGTGAGCATGGCTTCGATGTCGGTTGCGCTCTTGCGCCGTAGATCGATTGCCCCCGTCAACACCAATTGGATGTATTTGACCCGGTTACGCAACTTGACGACCACGGCCTCGAGTGCCCGAATTTGGTGTGCCTTGCGCATTTCGTAGGCCTTGTACCGCACGGGGTAGAAAGCATCGATGATTTCTTCCACCGTGCCGTATTTTTTCAATTTGCACTCGGAGTCAAAGAGGTGCATGTTGGTGGCCGAGACCGTCGTCGACAGTTTAAGCATCTTCTCCACCTCATCGTCGGACACGGATTTCGGAAAGGTCACCAGGATGTCCACGCACTTCTCGGTCGAATGATTGGTAAAGTCTTTCACAGTCGGTGCGATCTTTTTGCCCTGCTTGTCCACCCCGCCGTCGACCAAGTCCTCGAGATGAGCGATGAACGGCATGGTCCACGTACCCACTGGCAATTCCGTGACCCGAACCTGGGTTGCCGAGACCCGCGTGTACTTTCCCCGAATCGCGAATTTCTTGGTCTCACCGTCGATCGGTGCGACCGTCCCGGTGAAACCCTCGTAGTACGGTACGAACGGCCCGGCGACGTCCGACGTCATACCCAGCTTCTTTTTCAGATACTGCACGATTTGGCGGGGATTGAAGCACGGAATACTGGTCGAAAACCCCGTTCCGATCCCGGAAATGCCGTTGACCAGCGCAAACGGAATGATCGGTATGTAAAACTCGGGCTCGATGCGGCGACCGTCTTCCTCCAAGTAGGTGAGGATGGGGTCGTCGGCCTCGGGAAACAGGGTGCGTGTCACCGGACCCAACAGTGTGAAAATGTATCTCTCGGACGCGGCGTCCGAGCCCCCTTGCAGGCGACTACCGAATTGGCCGTTGGGAGACAACAGATTGATGTTGTTTGATCCGACGAAATTCTGGGCCATACCCACGATGGCCCCGTTCAGGCTCGCCTCGCCATGATGGTATTCGCTGTGCTCGGAAACGTAGCCGGAGAATTGCGCGACTTTGACTTCGCTGGTGAGATTCCGCTTGAACGCCGCGTATAGGATTTTCCGTTGCGACGTTTTGAGTCCATCCACCATGTTCGGGATCGACCTCTCGCAATCGTAGACGCTGAAATGGATCAGCTCCCGGTCGATGAAATCCCGATACGGTACGGTGGGCGTGGATGTATTCAAATACGAGGTCTTGTCGTATTGCTCCAACCACGTCTTGCGTTCGTCCGCGCGTTTTTTATTGAACACCTTGTCGACCACCTCGTCGCTGTCGCCCCCCGTGTAATGGAAATCGACGAATCGCGGACTCGCAAAGTATTCCTTGAACTCCTTGGCGGTCGAGGTGCCGAGTCCCTTGAAATATTTGATCGACCACCCTTGCAGGCTATGTGTGCGTTGCCAGTCGTCGAATTCCCCCTGGTTGTAGAAGAGGAGCGTCTGTGCCCCTTTCTTGGCGCGCAGGATGGGCGTGTTCATGAACGACAGGAACCCGTTGATGCGGAACAGGGACGCCCACTCACTCTGAAACAGGTTGACGCACAGCGCCTTGATGTGCGAGCCGTCCACGTCGGCGTCGGTCAGGATCATGACCTTGCCGTACCGCAGGTGCCGCGCCACGTCGTCCATCGTCGCATACTGCTTGCCCGTCTCCAGCCCCAAGATCCGTTTCAAATCGCATATTTCCTTGTTTTCCGAAATCTTTTTGATCGCTTCGCCGCGCACGTTGAGCAGCTTCCCCTTCAGCGGGTAAATGCCGTAGCGGTTGCGGTCCTCGCTGGACAACCCGCTGACCACACCGGACATGGCCGACAACCCCTCGCACAGGATCAAAATACAGTCTTTGGAATGGACCGTCCCCGCCTGGTTGGCGTCGATGAAGTTGGCAATGCCGCGCACCGTCCGCGTCTTCGCCCCGTCCGTCCGCTTCGCGGCCGACCGTTCTTTGAGCTCTGACAACGAACAGGCCGCG